AGGCCCCGGAAGGTATGCTTGCAATAACAATCGAAGAGCTCAGGAATATGTTCACGGTGATTGAATGACAAAGACAGCAATAGCCAACGCGATACGCAGCAGGTTCAAGGCTCAGGTAGCGGACGCCCTGTCTTTGGGCACTCAATACGACAATCAAAAATACGACAATCCGGACAATGCGAAATGGTGCAGGCTGACTGTTAAGTTTGGGGAAACTCTTCAAAAGTCGGTAGGAAGCCCGACGGGAAACAGGGGCCGGACGCCGGGGGTTATGATAGCACAGTTATTTGGTCCTGTCGGCAAGGGGGATGGAGCATTATTAGAGGTGGCCGATGCGGTCGAAACGGCTTTTAAGCGAGTTACGGACACCGGGGTCACATTTAGGACTCCATCAACATACCCTCGCGGCAGGAGCGGCGATGAATGGCAGATTAACGTCGAATGCCCGTTCTATGCCGATGATATCGGGTAAAAAGAAATCCTTTGAAAGGGAATGATTATGACCATAAGTGACATTTCAAGAGTATTGCTGGCATACGCTCAGGAATCCACGTTCGGCCAGCAGGTGACTGGCTGCAATTTGCAGAAAGTGAGGCTTACCGGGGAAAGCCTCAAACAGGATACGGACATTGCCAACAGTAACGAGATCCGCCCGGACAGGCAGATTGTCGGCGTGTCGAGAACAAGGGTGGCGGTATCGGGCGGCCTGGATTTCGAATTCAGCTACGGAAGCTTTGACGATTTTCTGGCGTGCGTTTTGATGTCTGCGAACGTCAAGGCCCAGGGAACGCTGACAATCGATACGAACTGCACGGGCGGAAATTCATCGCAGGGTTTACTCTCGTTGGATGTAAATCCCATCGATGGCGATACTATGACAATCGGCACAACTGCGTATCGATTCAAAACCATTATGACCCAAGCCAATGATATTCAAATCGGTTCAACTGCATTGATTACGCAAGCGAACCTGGTCGCCACGATCAATGGTACCGGGACCGCGGGAATGGAATATTACGTGGCAACCGTAACTCCACACCCTCTTGTACGAATGGGGACATTTGCTGCGAACGATTCTATTATTACCGCGATAGCCACAGGCGTAGCCGGCGATACGATAGCAACAACAGAGACCTTCGATTCTGGATTGAACATTTTCGATGCTGTCACGCTTGGGACAACGGCGGCCGGGGCCAATGGCGATACGATGACAATTGATACGAAGGTTTATTACTTCGATCTTAACGGTGCGCTGGATAACATCGACGGTCATATTGAGGTCGGGGCGGCAGTTGCGAATACTCAGGCCAATATAGTAAACGCTATCACACTGGGCGGAACTCCCGGAACCGGATACGCTGCAAACATGACATTACATCCGACCGTCTCAATTGCCGCCTTTGCCACAAATATTGCCGTATTGACGGCTATGTTGCCCGGCCTGGCCGGCAATGCCATTGCAACTACCGAGACGTTTGCAGCCGTAACCAATATCTTTAACGGAGGGACACTCGGGACGACTACGGCAGGGGCAGGCTGGACGGTCCCGGTTACGGTCACTGCCATTACGATCAGCGTGGCAAGCGGTGACAGTTCTTTCAATGACTCAGCCAATGGATTCGGAAGCGTAGTTGCGAATGAATGGATCAGGGCATCCAGCTTTACAGCCACAGCAGATAACGGCTACTTCAAGGTCGCATCGGCCACGGCTTCCAAGATAATCGTTTACGGGACTCTCGTGACGGAAGCCGCCGGAACTTCACGCACAATCAAACAGGGCAGCTCTATTGTCAACGGCGTGGTAAAGAATTCATTCAACTTCGAGCGTACATATTCAGACCTGACAACCGAGCTTGCATTGTTCAAAGGCTGTATGCTGAATCAGATGACACTAACTGTCGGGACGAATGGGATTATCACCGGCAGCTTCGGCATGATGGGCCAGATAGAGACATCCGAGACGGTAAGCGGCGGGGACGGGTACGAAGAGCCGAACGATAACGACGTTATGAACTCCATCGACCACGTTCAGGGAATCTACGAAAACGTTATCGCTATCGACGTACTCGATTGCTCTTTGACGATCAATAACAACCTGAGAGAACGGTCGAAAGTTGGGACACTTGGGCCGTTCAGCTTCGGAGCGAACAGTATCAATGTCTCGGGTTCTTTTACGGCCTATTACGAGGGCAAAACGCTTTACGACAAGTATCTGAATTTCGATGACACTTCGCTTGCCAAGGTATTTCAGGATGCAGACGGCAACGGTTACGTTTTCGATATGCCGGGCTTGAAGATAACGGACGGCCAGAGGCATTCCGGGGCCGGCATTGGCGACGATTTCAAGGTGCCCTGCACGTTCCAGGCGTTCATGGACGGCACGGAAGAAATTACGATCAGGATCGTTCGGTTCGCAGCCTGAAATTAAGGCCAATTAAGGAGGCAGGATAATGACAACAAGGCAAAGAAAGATTGTGACAATAATCATTCATATTTCAATTGTCTTGCTGATTCCGATTGGTTGTTGGGCTTATTATGTCTTATGGCAACATCTTTCTGTTCATTGAAAGAAATTAGCATAAAGGAAAGGATTTTTGGTCATGGGAAGTCTCAGTCAATTCAGGCTTGATAACGAAAAGTCAGTTGAGGGGGTATGGCATAAGTTCGGCGGCGGGATCGAGGTTAAGATAGCGCGGATGCACAATCCCGAATTCAATAAATACTACGAAAAAATCAGCGAGCCGATCCTGGGCCAGTTAAGGCGAAAGATGGTTGACGGGGAAACGCTTAGAGCTCTGATGAAGCAGACCGTGGCGCACTGTTTGATCCGCGACTGGAAGGGCATGGAGGATGACGACGGCAAGACGATCAAGTACACACCGGAAAAGGCACTGGAGATTATCAGCGACCCGGCCAACGTGATTTTCTATGACTTCGTGATAGATGTTTCCGCGTCCGCCAATTTGTTCTTCGAAGAGCAAAAAAAGGAATCGGCAAAAAACTAATTAGCTGCCTAAAGTGGCAGCTCGAATGGGGCAAGAATGTCAAATTCCTTGAATCAAGAGCAAAAGCGGGCAAGCATACGGCGGCGTGGGAAAACATGCCGGAGCTTTACGATGACCTTGCCTGGGTATGGAACGCATTCTGGTCATTGCATGGACGCAGGCAGTACGGCTACGGACCTTGTCAGTTAAGCATCGGCGACATTATGGAATATGCCAGGCTCTACGAAGTGAGGAAACCGAGAGATTTTTTCGAATATATATCGGCAATGGATAATGAGTTTTTGAGATATGGCGACACTAAGAGCGGCGATTGATGCAAGAGGAGCGACGCGGGGAGCTGCGGAGTTCGACAGGGCTACAGGGAAGATGAAGCGCAGCGCGGGGACCGCAACCAAGTCCATCGAGAGCGGATTTGCCAGTGCCATGAGGCGCATTCTGATGTTCGGCGGTGCGGGCGGTGCGATATACACGCTCAAGAAATTCATCGACTCGGCCTCCGACGCCCAGGAAACAATGAACAAATTCAACGTTGTTTTCAAGGACAATTCAAAAGAGGCGGCTGCATGGTCCGAGCAATTTGGCGATTCTGTTGGACGGGCAACGCAGGATGTTCAAAAATGGATGGCCGGCCTGCAGGACCTGTTTGTGCCCCTGGGCTTTGCGAGAAAAGAGGCTATGGGGCTTTCGATGGATCTCACAACGCTTGCAGTTGATGTGGCAAGTTTCAGCAACAAGGCTGATGACGAAGTAATTCGGGACTTCACATCGGCGCTTGTGGGCAACCATGAAACCGTGCGCAAGTACGGAATTATCATCAGCGAGACGGCCCTTGCCCAGGAAGCATTTAGCCGGGGACTCAAGAAGGAATACAAAGACTTGACGGACCTGGAAAAGGTCCAGCTTCGCATGTCGCTGATTCAAAAAGGCACTCTTGACGCCCAGGGCGACGCTATCAGGTCGATGAACGATTACGCCAACCAGGTCAAACGCCTCAATGCAAATTTCACAGAATTACGCACGGAGTTGGGCGGGCCGTTAATGGTTGCTCTGTCAGATGTTCTCACTGAAGTCAATAAGCATAGCCCCGCGTGGAAGGAATTTTTCAGGATTCAGAGTGAGGGATGGGCTGAAATATTTTCAGGCTTTGACAGTATAGGCATAGTGGCCAAAGAAATGGGCGGGCGCCTGCAGAGGGCTATGGGCGTAACAAATACACAACTCGAATTAGCTCGCCGGCAGGGCAATGCCCTTACGCACCCTTCAATGATGACGCAGGCAGAAAAAGACGACGATGTCGCCCGCCATACCTATATGACTGCATCACAAAAGCAGGGACAACTTCCGGCAGAATCGGAGGAAGCGGCATTGAACAGGCGGCTCCAGGAAGTTTATGCAGGCCCGGCAGTCTCCCAAACATCGCCGCTCCAGAAAACAGAGGAAGATATTAAAAAGCGGCAGGAGTTTGAAAGGCGGGTTATAGAGGATACGCAGCAGGGCATTGAAAGTGTCCGCAATATGGATTACTTGACGCGGATGGAGAGGATCAAAAACCTGGAAGCATACAGGGATGCGCATACCAATGTTTTAAGTCAAGTCTTCAAGGCTGAAATAATTCTCAACGAAGAAATACTCAGCTTGAAGCGTTCGCGTCTCGATGCGATGAAAGTATATAACGCTGAGTTGCAAGAGGATTTCGAGGATTCATCTTTGTATATTTCTGAAAGGTTCGCAGATGCCGCCCACTCGATTGAAAGCTCTATGGGTAATTCATTTTTCAGCATGATTTCCCAGGGTGCGAGCTGGAAGGATGCCATGACTGGCTTTTTCGTTAACGTCGGTGAAGCGTTCGGCCGGATGGCTTCTGAAATGATGGCCCGGGCGATAATGATGAAAACAATGGGTATTATTATGGGCGGCGGACCTCCTGGTTATCCCGTTGGTGTTGGATCTGCTAAGGCCCCGACTTATGTGCCTCATGCGATGGGCAATGTGTTCAACATGGGCCGTGTAGTTCCTATGGCAAACGGTGACATATTCGACAGACCAACATATTTCCCGATGGCCGATGGAAAAACCGGGCTCATAGGTGAAGGCGGGCTTGAGGCCGCCATGCCAGTAAGAAGAATGAGGGGCGGACGCCTGGGCGTGGAAGCTTCCGGAGGCCAGCCGAACATTACGGTCAGTCCTACGCCGGTCAAGATCGTGTTCGTCAAAAACGACAGAGAAGCGCAGATCGAGTTGCTTAAAGGCAAAGAGGGCGAGAAGGCTTTCATCCAGCACGCAATCCGCAACCGGAATTTGTTATAAGTTAAGGTGAAATTGATATGGCTTTCAAAATCGGATACGCCAACGGTCATAAGCAGTTGCTGGTAGCGGTCAAGGGCTTCCTGTGCAATGCCAAGAAAGCTTATAACATCGCAGCGGGTGCCAATACGGGGGACGGCTACGTTTCGGCGGAGCGGGGCAGTACTACGCCTATCGACGAGACGTGGACGCTGACTGCGACGAGTGCGACGAATTTCACGGTTTCCGGCTCGGTTTCCGGAGCGCAGGCGGCAGCGACGGTCGCTACGCCTTACGATAACGCGATTGTGGCATTCACAATCATAGCCGGCGATACGGCGTTCATCGCTACTGATTCGTTCACGTTCACCGTTGCCGATGGCCTGGGAGCGACCGAGGCGTACACGGCCATGCGTTACGATACGGATTACGACGGCTCAGGCGGCTACGAGCTGATTCTAATGGGGCCCGGCACGGCAGGTTCCGATGAGATTTTCTCGGCCATTCAGACGGTCGAGGACGGCGCAAACGACTGGTATAACTGGCGGATAGCCGGAATGACAAGCTATACGGCTACCGATTTGCAGTATATGCCGGGCCTGACGCAGGGCAGGATGGCCCGATTGCTTTTGTGGCAGCAGAAGATTCAATATTGGTGTGTCGCCAATGGCAGGCGGTTTATCGTAGTGGCGAAGGTGTCAAGCGTTTACGAGGCTTCGTATCTCGGATTCGCACTGCCTTACGGCCTGCCGACACAGTTTCCATACCCGTTGATAGTGGGCGGAGCGGCAAGTCCGTCCGGGACGGCAGCATACAATAGATATAGCTCCGTTGATGCCAGTCACAGAGGATTTCCCAGTCCATACGGCACAGCCGGTGTATGTACGTATTTGACTTTTGACACCACATACGATTCCGGAACCTTGAAAATATTGCAGGGAACGAGCTGGATAAGAATATCCAGGATGGTCTATACAAATATAGTATGGCCTTATACATCGGATTACTATCGAGGTGGTGTTGATTATTTCAGCTCGGTACTGCGTGAGAACGTCGATGGGACATACCCGATATTCCCAACGGTGATAATGTGCAATTCACCAAACAAACATATATTCGGCGAGATGCAGGGCGTCTTTGCTGTTAACGGGTTCGGTGGGATAGCCGCCGAGGACACATTTGCGATCGGCGGCGATACTTATGTTGCATTCCCGATATATCCGAATGCCGATGCAAACGACTTCTGGGCTTTGAAACTGGAGTAATATTATGTCTTATCAAGCGGGTGTTTCAACTGGTCCGAACGATTTAATCGATAAACTGAGAATATTCTTATTAGCCGAAGGGTGGACGGTCAATTTGTTCGCTGCTATCGGCGCCGGGTACAGGCTTCACGTTCAAAAGACGGCGGCCGATGCGACTGTGATGTACTTCAATTTCCGTTCAGCTATTGCCGAAACCGGCACAACTTTAATTACCGAAGATAATGCGGGCGGTTCCACCGGAACGGTAACGGGACTTCTTATAAATGGTTCGACCGGGTATAATGTCGCGGAGATTTGGCACCATCAGCCGGGCAAATCGATAGATGCGGCAGCCAAATCTATGGGTATGTGCATGACTCAGATGTCAACTACAGCGATTCCAGCGTACTATTTCTTTACGCCAGATTCCGATTCCGATACCGTTCATATCGCCGTAGAGGTTACGGCTGGTAAATTCCAGTTCATGTCGTTTGGGATGCTTGTAAAACAGGGAATTTTTACCGGCGGCCAGTTTTTCTCGGCGTCATTTTCAAGTTATGCGCCATACTACGAATGGTTTGGTGTTTACGGAGACTCTTGGTACGCACCGAATTATTTTTCCGGTTGCCGGGCTGGAAATAAACACGGGGCGGTATATGTCGATGTCGATGGTACGGCAAGCTGGAGGATGTCAACAGGCGAAACCTATCCGGAAATAATATGGCCTTGCGTAGTTGGTCAACAGGCTAATGCCTCTTATTCAAAAAGCGGTTTAGCTTCATTCTTCTGGTCGCACGCGCCGAACTCTTATAACGCAATGGCGGCGATGTGCCCGATATACACGCTGCTAAAACGGGCCGATGCCAATTACTCGTTGATAGGTTGGCCTTCGGGTGTTCGTTTTCTTAATGTCACCAATTACGACCCTGCCGAGGAAATAACCTATGGAGCCGAGACTTGGACGGTCTTTCACGCCGACAGTCAGCAAGTCACTCCATTGAATATGTACTGCGGTTTTGCTTTCAAGAAAGTAGTCTAATGCCAGCTTTTACAGGAATATTAGAGCCGAGCATTTTTGTCGAGGATACGCTTCGCTGTTCGGCGACGATTATCGACAATACCGTAGTCAGCCCTGTGGATGTGTGTATGCTGGAATCGGTCATTCCGCTTGGCTCCGGGGCGTGGCACAGTTACTTTCCCATCGAGCAGATCGAGCGTTCCCGGACGGGCACGAAGGTCGATACGTTTCTCGATGATTACTATTACCGAATCCATGTCATGCCGTCGACCCTGCACTTCGGAGCGATAGTTACCCTGATAACCGACGAGATTATTGTGTGGAACGCTTACTTTTTGCAAAAGACCTGCTCGGATATCGTTGAGGTCAATGGCGCCGAATGGGACTTGACCGGACTGGCGACGCCATTCAATCTTGCCGCGCTCGAATACACTACATTCACGATAGAGGTTCCGTTCGAGGGCAGCCCGACGTTCGAGGGCTCGATCACGTTCGAGTTTACGGATGCGAACGATTGTATTGTTTTGCTGTCCGGGACCAGGGTGATATTGTTTCCGTGGAGGCCTCAGCAGCCGGTAAAAGAAACGCTGGCCACTCTTACGGACATTATTGTCGGCGGGGACAGGTCAGAGCAGCGTATTTCTACAAGGCCAGTACCGCGTCAGGGCTTCAAGTTCTCCGTTATGATGGATAGCGAAAAGCAACAGGCGAGGCTCGATGCCATGCTGTTCTCGTGGCAGAAACGTTCTTTCGGGCTTCCTGTGTGGCCGGAGCTGGTTGCGCATGCCGGGGCGATAAATGCTACCGATATGGCTATCACGGTCGATACGACAAACGCCGACTTCCGAGACGAAAGCCTGGCTGTTATCTGGCAGTCCGAGGACAGTTGCGAAACGGTCCAGGTCGATACGGTTGCCGCGGGAAGCCTTACTCTGGCAAATCCGGTACAGAATACGTTTACGGGCAGCAAGCTCATAATGCCGGTGCGGACCACACAGATAGACGCTTCGAGCAAACGCAAGGGGCATTCAACGGGGCTTGCCGTCTCCGATTTTTCGTTCGCGGTTAAGGACAATGTACTATTGACGGGCTTCACGCCGGCGACTACCTACAAGGGCCTGCCGGTTCTTACGGAAGCGACGGCGATAAATCCGACTCAAAGCAAATCGTCCGACGCCGATGCCTCTCTGCAGGACTACGAGACGGGCGATTTTGATTTCTTTTCGGACAGCGATTTCAATATCAATATCCAGTCTCATTTGTTTCACAAAGACACGAAGGCCGATTGCTGGGAGTTCCGCAAGTTCATACACTCACTGCTCGGTCAGCAGGGCACGTTTTACATTCCGACTCACAAGGAAGATATGGTTCTTTCGGAAGGGTTCGGGGCGGCCGATACGAGCTTCAATATTGAGAACATTGGCCTTGCCGACAATATGGGCGTCAATGATTTGCGGACCGATATCGCTTTCATATTCCCGGACGGCACGCAGCTTTACAGGGAGGTCACGGGGATAGTCAAATCGGGGGTCGTGGAAATCATATCGATCGACAGCGATCTTGATATAGCGGTGGAGCCTGGCGATTGCGTGATATCCTGGCTGGACAAGCTGAGACTGGCGGGAGACGAGATAGAGTTTGTTTGGAATGGAGCGCATGAGCTGGTCTGCGATACGCAGCTCCAGGCGACGAAGGCATGACATACGAATCATCGGAAATATCAGTTGCATCCGGCCAGCCGATAGAGATGCATGATATCGCAATGGGACTTACTCATTGGCGAATCACCAGCGGTCCCGAGGACGTTGAATTTCTCGGCCATACCTACGAATCGGCTCCGTGCAAGCGAAGCGAGATCGAGCAAACCGGCGAGATCCCCAAGGACGGCGTCGATCTGGAACTGCCGAGAGGTCACGCGCTCGGCATGATATGCACAGCCGGCGTTCCGGAAGAAGAAGTTACGCTGACGACATACCGCGGGCACGGAACGTTTTTCGTCACGTACTGGCGGGGTTTTCTGACCAGTCTCAAATTTAACGATAAGGCCATCCCGATATGCTATTTCGAGCCGCGAAGTTCGGACCTGCCATTCGTCGGCGGCCGGCGTCGCTGCATGAGACTCTGCGGGCACAGGCTGTTCGGATACCGCTGCGGACTGAATAAAGAGGCTTACAAAATCACGGGGACAATCGACACCATAAGCGGGATCACTATTACGGCGACAGAATTCGGTGATGTATATGTAGAACCACCAGCTTTTTACGGTGATATAACCGGCCTGCCAGGGTGTACTTATGTTGCTAAAACATCAGTGGATGCTATTCATACCGCGGACAGGGCATTTGATGATTCGCTCTCCAGTTCCTACCATTGGGAGTCTGCAAGCCCAGGAACCGACCAATGGATATATTGTAAGTGGACAGCAGCGCAGACAATAAAAAAAGTGAATATATACAAGGGAAGTTTGTCGGATTACAACATTCGTTATTTTCGGGTTGAGGGCAGCAATAACGGCACATCATGGACTGCGATAGATGCTTCTTCGTGGTCCGGTGATTGCCAGTTTTATGCGGGCGAGGGTGGAAGCGATACAGAAATTCTTAACTCTAACAATTTCGGGTGGATAACAATCACATTAGACAACGCGGCCACGTACACATACTACAGAATTTATATTTATAATAACTGGGGCGGAACTACGGTCTTTTGTCAGGAAATCGAGATGATCGAAGCCGACAGCGCGATGGCCGCCTATTATTTCGGTGCCGGAGGCGAAATTGCAATAGGTACGGCACGCAGAACAATTACGGCTCACAATGGCAATACGATTACAATCAACCGCCCATTCGGGACAGATGTGATAGCAGGCAGTGCGTTTTCAGCATACCCAGGTTGTGATCATACACCATTTACTTGCCGAGACAAATACGCCAATGGAATCAATGGCGGCGGCCAGGAGGGCCTGCCGACGAAAAATCCTTACGCGGGCGATTTGATTTACTGAGAAAATTATGATTGTAACGTTTCCAATTGTGGCTGTTCTTGATCCATTTACTGCGTGGCTGATTTGGACTGCAATATCAATAGGCATATCCCTCGGCATTGCCTATCTCTCCAAAAAAAATCCAAAGGACGCCAGATACGACCCCGACACTTTTGATGTTCCTGAAATAAAAGAAGGAACGAAATTTGCAATTATTGCCGGTACGTGCTGGATAGAGGCTCCTGTCATTGGGTGGTTTGGTGATATAAATACCGAGAGCTTAGGAGTCAGACTGAGTGATTCCGGCGGCCAGTATGTGTATATAAATAAATATTCATACGGCGCACTTCATATCCTTACGCAGGGCTTTAATGACGGTGTCGTGCAGACCAAGGTCGGCGACCTGGTTGTGTGGCCGGACAGTACGGACAAGACGGTTCTTAATGCCGATGCCGCCGCCTCGGCGATAATCAACCTGCCGGACTTATACGGCGGTATTAAAGAGCACAATGCGAATATCACAGGCCAGGGCGGGATTGTAGGGACGGTGGATTTCGAGTACGGTCCAGCAGACCAGGCTCGGAATGACTATCTCACTTCGCAGTTAGGTAATTACATTTCAGCCAACCGAGGACTAACTACGGCGATATTGCGGCGGCCATATATTGGGATATCGACTCAATTAAAGCAGTGGAAATACCTAATCAAGCGGACGGCACATCTTGCGAGCGGCGAAACGCAGTGGTACCCGGCAAAGGCGACTATTCGCAGTTACGAGATAAACCCGATTCACTGGCTGAGGGAACTTTATACCGATACTGAATCGTGCCTGGGTAATTCGGCCACAATTTTTGACGATACGAAATTGAAGGCGGCCGCGGATGCTCTTTATGACGAAGGATTCGGTCTGTGCATAAAGTGGGAGGCGGACCAGTCGCTTGAGGACCACGTCAATGACATTCTGCGGTATATCAACGCCGTAATCCGAGAGGACCATTCGACCGGACAGTCAGAGATAAAGCTTATTCGGGACGATTACGTTTTGGATGATCTCGAAATATTCAACGCAACGGACATCAATACCGTTGAGGATTTTTCACGCGGGACCATACACAAGGTCGCCGATGTGACTTATGTTAAATACTGGAATATGATCGACAACCTGCCGGTGACAATTGCGAGCCATGATACGGCGCTGGTCAGTGCGCAGAACGAAATGTTGATTCCCAATAACGTCGATTACACGGGCGTCGTTAACGATGACCTGGCCGGCCGGCTTGCTGCCCGGGACCAGCATCAAATATCAGCCTTCCCGGCGGTAATGAAAATCAAGGCCAAGCGGACGATGGCACATTTAATGTCGGGTGATGTATTCAAATTGACCTGGCCGCCTCTTGGCATTGTGTCTATGGTTGTTCGCGTAGTCACGGCTCATTACGGAACGCTGGCGGACGGCGAGGTTTCGTTCGACTGCGTTGAGGACATATTCGGTATGAAAGATTCGCTTTACGGTGTGCCGCCGGCGACAGGGTGGGACGATACCGTTGACGATCCCGAGTACGATGATGAGTATCTTGTAGCGAAGGTGGCTTTGAGCGGGGCAGATCCGACGGTGGTTATAACTTCATAACAAAAAGGAGATAACATGCTCTGGACTAATAGGGGTAAGTTTTTGTTGCTGGACTGGGTGTTTCACGCACAGGCGATGCCTACCAATTTTTACGTGGCCCTGGTAACTGCCGCCATAGCTCCGACAGTTGATACGAATACGCTCGGCGAGCTGACGGAGATCGCAGTCGGCAACGGGTACGCCACGGGAGGCTACCAATTAACGCCGGGGGCTACGGATTTCGACACAATGACTGAGGACGATACCGGCGATAAGGCGTTTGTTCAGGTTAAGGATATCGTCTGGCCGGCGGCCGGCGGGCCGATACCGGATTCCGGTGACGGGGCAAGGTACGCCATATTGACCGATGACAACGGGACGGTGGCAAACCGGCAGGTAATAGCCGCGTGGGACCTGGTAACGAACAGATCGTGCACGGATACCCATTCGATTACCCTTGAGGATTGCGAGCTGCAGGCAATTAAGCCGTAGTAACATTTCACAGGACTGATTTTTCTTTCATTCTGGCAGGGGTGGACGGCTTGAGGCACTGCCCACCCCTCATCCTATGCCCAAACCGAGATCGGCCAGCCACGAGGCGGCTACGTGCGTAGGATTTGATTCTGGCGCTTGGGTCAACTATTTAATACGAGAAGTCTCTGCTAACCAAATGCCTTGCACGGCGTTACCTTCCAGCCATAACAAAAGAGACTTAGGGTTATCCCAATAGACCCATTCAATAGTAAAACGGCCGGGATAAATCCATGGATCTATCTTGTTAACCTTCAAAGACGAACTATCGAGCCGTGCATTTACCGCCCAGTCAGGCTGGCCGAGAAGACTTTCGACCGAGTCATTCGATTGCCCTACGGATATTGTTTTGTCGCGAAAAATCACCCTCGATTGTACTGATGAGCAGCCTGCAACAAGTATGGCTCCTAATAACAGCGTTGATAGGATTATCGCTTTCATTTTAACCTCCATTGAATATTGTTTGGCTTGACCCCGTTCTGATTTTATCCTTCATCTTTTCAAGTTCTTCGGCGGGGCCGGTTATCTTGCGAATCTCTTGTTGTAAGCTCACTATTGCATCCACGATCGCAGCTCCCGAGAAAAGTATCGCAAATATAACAAAGCTACTCGGTCCTGCAACCAAATAAGTGGTGGCACCTCCAAGAAAGGCCAGGCCGGCCAAGAGAAACAATATCCATCGCATTTTTCTATCCTTTCAATTGTCGCTCGATCAATTGACGAGGGTTATTTCTTTTTCTTCTTTGGCTTAGCCTTAAAGACCTTCCCTAATAGCCGCTTAGCAAACAGCTTGCCCTGCTCTTCCGGCGGCAGGTCTTTGATTGAATCCTTCCACGGCCCTCTCCTGCGTTTCTGCTTGCGTAATTTTTCGTCAAATTCTTCAATTTCTTTCTTGACGTTCAAAACGTTTTTGCGTAATTTAGCCATCGTTTGGAGTCCTTTCCAAATTTAAGGTCCGATTTTTTTGAGAGAGAGTCGGGCCTCTTTTTACAGTTTCGTCCCAAGCACAATTTTCTTCGATTTCTTCCTTGACACTTTTCTTAATTCCGTTTATTTTCTTCATTATCTTAATTCCGTTTTTGCCCAACCCGCTCTGGCTGGCGAGTTGGGCCTTTTTATTTACTATTGTCTATTGATTATTTTTGTGCTTCTTTCTCATAGTATTCCTGGGTTCTTGCCGCGGCATTTGCTTTATTATGATGCAGAAGTTGGTCGCGGATCTCCGTCAGCAGTCGAATCTGCGTATCGATCCGGAATATCCACCTGATAATAACCATTTGAACGACCAGAATCATCAATATTACAAGGGCATAGGGAATTAATGCCTCCATTTTGCCTCTCCTTAATCAATTTTACTATCAACATTTCCTCTTTTCAAACGCCTCCTTATATGTAGGACGTATCAATATCAACAGATACAGGAGGCAGCATGATGAAAAGAACGCATAACACACAGATTATTGACTTTCAAAAAGAACTGGAAATACAGGAAATCAGCCGGATTTTGAGTTCTTTCTCCCTTTATCGTATTTTTCTTGTAAAGAAGGTGCTGTTAATGCACCAATCAGATCAAGAATCAGCTTCCTTTCCTCATGCCGGTTAGATTTCAAAGTTTGCTGAACATTAATATCTAACTTGCCAAAGACTTCAATCGCCGATTCAATAATCCTGTTTTTCGGCGGTCCAAGCTTATTCGTTAAACGTTCGAGCAAATCATAAACTTCGGAATCTATTGCATTACTCAGCGGAACTTTTCCCATTTAATAACCTCTTTTTCAAAAATTTTTATCTTTATAACTCCATAATATTAAAGTATTTACAAGCAATGCAATAAATATTTAATAGTATTTTACATTATTTATCAATATTTTACTTGACAGATAATTATTTTATGACGATAATATAAGAGTAATGATGGATGCTGATTTTGACAAGGAAGTACGGAAATGAGCAAAGACAAGAAAAGAACGATGCCTAAGCAGATTCAGAATTTGATGCTTACAGAGAAGATTCCTGACGATAGGCCGGTTTTACGGCTAATCAACGAATTGGCGAGTGTAATGCCGGGCATCGGGCCGAAAAGTGCTTTTAAGAATTGGGTGTTGCGTAATTTGCCCACTGAGATAAATCGGCTTAGAGGTAATGGCGGCCAACTGTTGGGGCAGCGATAATGTTAAAAAAGGTCAGGAAAACTTTGTATTTGCCCGCATTCGTGGCACAACTCCTCGATAAGGAAGGGGAAATCTATGATGGCCCTGGTGTAGTGGCTGCACGCGATAGCGGCGGCCCGGCGGATTCGGATTAATATATTGCTCTTTTACAAGTTAAAATTTTTTAGCTGACGCAGCTTGACAGCGTGCTTGACTCATATACAATGGTGGCGGCTACAGCTTGGCCTCCACCGAGGAAGGAGTGCAATATGAGACCAAGCACAGAAGAACTCGTCTTGGAGTACATGCAGACTGCCGAATCAATGGATTTGGCCGAATCGACGAGAGAGCAAAAAGTCAGGTTATTCGAGGAGATTGGCAGGTTGTTTAGATATGTCGATGAATTTGATGTAAATAAATACCGGTTATATCTTCTCGAAACAGGCCGAAAGAAGGTGTCGGTGAACAGTTACGTCAAAATGACGCGCCCATTATATAAGTGGGCTGTCCGGCAGGGCTGGATTGCAGGCGATCCGTTTGAAGGTGTGCGGAAGTTTCGGGTACCGCTGGAGCGGATTCACGTCTACAAGCCATGTCAAATCGAAGCCTTACTTGCGGTGTCCAATGATATTTGGCAGGCAAGAATATTGG